TTATTTTGTCGAGGTAACTTTCTTGCCTCTGCGGTTCCTAATGTAATGCTCGGTCATGGTTACGGTGGTGTGCCCCAACTGGTCTCTGGCCTTCAAGATGTCGCCGCTGTCCTCGGCCTTGTCAGTGCCGGCCTTGGCACGCAGATCACGCATCTGGAATTCTTTCTTCGGGATGCCTGCCTTCTCCCTCGCATCGTCAAACCCATACCGGAGCATCCCGTAGGAAAATGCCTGTCCTCCAAGTGACACGATAAGCTTGGTTGAGCGGACAACCAGCCCGGCCTTGCGTGCCGCTATTCGATCCAGCACACGTACTAACTCTGGCCCCATCTCGATCCGACGTTTGGCGTCCGTTTTGTTCTGCCTGATGTGAATCACCCCGTCACGAATATCCCTCTCGTCAATTTTTAGGGTGTCAGCGACGCGCTGGCCAGTGAGGTAGGCAACATCCATAGCATCTCGAACGGGTGCGGAAGCTTGCTCATATACCCTGGCAAACACGTCGTCCTCGATATACACCTCACGGCCGGTTTCCTTGTTGCCCCTAATGCCTGCGCATGGGTTGGCAAGGCTGGTGTATCCGTTTTCGCGGGCGAAGTTCCAAATGTGGCTGAGCAAGGCTTTCTCCCGGTTAGCCCGGACCTTGGCCTTCTTACTGCGGATTCGCAGGTACTGCCGGACATGTATGGGTTGGATCTCATCCAGCGGGGCGGGCGGGTCGTTAAAAAACGACATCAGTTGTTTCAGCTCGCGGATATTGCCCGTTTGAGTAGCAGCGGCCTTTGTAGGGACGACTTCGACCAGGTAACGCTGGGCGACGTAGGCGAAGGTGATGACCGATTGAACCCGCTCGGTCGCGGTTCTGTCTTTCTCCAGCTTTGCATACTCGAGAATCGCCAGCGCGTAGTCCTTGCCGAGGTAGATCTCCTTTCTGGGCTTACCTCCCAGGTCGTATGAGTAATAAATCAGATGTCCTCTTTTACGCTTGCGAAGCCGAGTAATCGCACCCGGCTCCGATGGTCGCCTTCCCATGTCATCCCACCTTACGCGGCTGCCAGCCGCTGCTTTCCTTAACGACTTCCTTCCCACCAATCAATGACGCCGTGATCACACAAGGCCAGCCCGTGCGCTTGATGGTGTGACGGATTCCATTGCGTGCGAGCACAGCGATCTGTCCCGCCCGCGTGCGTGCGCCGGTAAGCTCGCACACTTCTTCGTGAGTTAGAAATTGAATATTATCCATGTCGTGCTCCATGTTGCGGTCGTGCGATAGAAAGAGTTAGACATCCGCTCGCAGGCATCACTCGGCGGCCTTCGCCCCTGCACATCAGCGAAAAGGCCGTGAAGAAACTCCAATATGAAAGTTGCTTTGATGGCGAGCGTTTACGATATTGCGCGTTCTGCGGAATGTACTAGCTAGCAGCGCCAACTGCGTACACAGCAATTTCCCGAGCCTCTTTTCATTTTTAGGGCGATGTGCCATTATTCTTGTGTTTGGTCGGGATTTGGTGATCTATGTTGGATTTTGATAAGTGGTTGAATCGCACTGCTCTATTGAGCCAGGTGCTATTGGTAGCGATAGCCCTAATAACGGTAAAACTGACCGTCATCCCGCTATATCAAAAGGAGTTGAGCTCTGAAGAATTGGCGAAGGCCCAGATTCAACTAGGTACTGTTAACTCTAAAATCGCAGAGCTAGATTTAAACATCCAATCCAAAGAAAAAGAGCTAGCTGTAACAGCTTCGCGGCTTGTCGATACCGAGAGAGCAGAAATCACGAGCCGCGAAAACTTGGTTTCTCTCAATTTAGAGATGGCCAACCAAGCTAAAAACCTCGAAAAAATCAAACAGCAAAACACAAAGAACCTCAACGAATCCATCCGGCTGAAAAGTGTTTTAGAGTCTGAAAATCAACTGAAATTTCGGCAGGCGCTCGAATGGTTTTCAATGGTGAGCGGTCTCGGGAGGAATTGCTATCGTCCAGATCTTGCGGAATTTGTCTTAAAAAATAAAAGCCAAGGTGGCAAATATAAAGCAGAAGTCGAAATCGACAATGACATGCAAGGGAGTTGCAGTCCTTACTCTTCTATCAAAACTGGGATAAAAACTCTTCAAGCACGCAAATCTGATTCTTCAGGTGATCCATTGAATCTGCCAGATGGCAAATTAGAAAAATGGCTCGGCTTAGCTGAAGTAGAGATTGAACGGCGGAAGTTCGACATGCAGAGCGTATACGAAATTTCAGTTTTCAAAAGCCTAAACCCAAATAACTTAGTAGAAAAACATGGTGAGTCTCCGGCTGATTTTCGTGCACGTTTTGTCGCGATGGAGAATGCAAGAAGTCAGTATGCAAGTAAAGTGAGAGATCGTGATAGCGAGATTAGAAATCGTTTTGTCCGCAGTATAAAACTGAGTGACCAGTGACGCGCAGGATGATGGCTTTTTCTGCCATCCTACAGTTGTCCCTCGAAGAGGTATTTCGGGTTGTGAGCATCACTCCTTGGTGCCTGAAAGTCCGTGGGTATTGGCCTGGCCATAAACATTATAGGGGTAAGCTTATTATGAGATGTATTTGATGGTGATTTTCCTATTTGTGAATAAATTATAGATACTGATATAACATTGGAGATTATGCAAGTGCGCTACGAAACTTCCGTCGTTTACCTAGAGCAAGTGCCGAAGCTATCTTTAGATACAGGTTTTGATTTGGCAACATTTTTAAGCTTTCTTGTTACGGTGATAATATTTGTTTTGGGTACATGGCTGGCAATAAGAAATTCTAATAAAAATACTGCTGAACAGCGAAGGATGTTTGACGATTCTATGATTCGTCAAGACGCTAGTGCGAATGAGCAGCGAGACGCATTTGAGAAAACAATTCGCTCACAAGAGAGAACGCTGGAAGTCACGATCAAAAGTCAAGAAAGTATCGCTAGGTCAAATGCAGTAAAGGTTAGTCGTCAAGATTGGATCAATGAGTTGCGCAATTCATGTGCCAAATATATATCTACGGTGCTAGTAATCAGTCTCCATGCAGAACAAAAAAAGTCCAACGACGATTTTGCAGAAATATTAGCAAAAACTGATCCTGCAAGGGCCAGCGAACTGCTTTCAAATTGGCATAACGAGCTATCTAGGCTTCGAACCATCGCATATGAGCAAAAATACAAAATCGAATTACTTTCAAATCCTTCAGAGGTACTTTTTCAAAATCTTTGCGCTGAAGTACTGCACGCAATTAGAATTTCACAAGAGTCACCACAGGACGTTATTATTTCTTGCGACAAAATCACGAGTTTAGCGAGTGAAATTTTGAAGATCGAATGGGATAAAACAAAAAACATGCAGTGATCACTTTGGCTACGCGATGGTTTACACGCTCGTCGTTTAATAACTCGTATCTTGAAGCGATTAAAAATATTCATGCGTAGCCGAACATTAGTGCGATAACCGTTCATAAAACTGCTCCAGACGCTTCTTGCCGACCTTGGCTTTCACGCTATTGCGGATTCGCAAAGCCGAAACAGACACACGCATCACTGTTGGCGGATCTCAAGCCTGAGATTTCGATATCCGCCGCTATGTGGAGTAGCAGGTGCGCAGACGATAAACATCCGTCAACATTGAGTACCTGATGCCCTATGAGGCGGTGCGAGCTTCAATATTCAGCAGTTGAACCAACGCGGCAGGCGGGCTGGCGGATGATGGCAATTTGCTGTATAGATCATAGATCGACATGGAATTAAAAAAAGGAGACGGATATGGCACTGAGCAAGAAAGCGACTACTGATTTGATTCGTGTAGCCGCCGCAGGAGGTTCTCTCCAGATTGTCTGCGGCAAGGCAACATCCGATTTGATCCGTATTGCTGCGGCAGTATCTAGCGGCGGTGGACACCTTACCGTTACCGGCGCAGGTGGGCGCGCTGTAACTGATTTGATTCGGATTGCGGCAGCAGCGCCTGGGCAGGTTACTTTCACGGATTAGCCATCATTTAGCCAAATGCGGGGTGGCTTTGAAGATTAGGCCACCTCTCAAGCGGTTTGCATTTCAGATCATACCTGGGCTGAGCATGCGCGGGTGGAGCACAAACAAAAAACGAGCCTATACAGAACCTTGCAACTCGGGGTCAACGGCGATCCCATCGGAAATCCAAATGGCCTGGATCTCCTGCGGAAGTCTCGTCGGCCTCTCTTTCAACGTACCGCAAATCACAGCTGTTTCGATTTCCCCCGATTTGGCCAAGGGTCGCAGCAGGCCAATCATGCAGTCAGTGCGACTCGGCATGTCCAGCACATCGAAGCGATCCAGAACGACCATGCGTAGCTCTGACTGCAGGGCGATGACGACCGCCACCAGCGTATCGACGCGCCACTTCTCTGACTCGGAAAGTATCGGGTACGCCCGGCCTGCTGCTGTAATGTTCATCTCGCTATCGATCCGCACTTTGTTCCACCCAGGCAAGGCAGACACGCGAGCTAGCGCTGTGTTGAGGGGCTTGAGCATCCCGGCCAAAATTTCGCCCTGAATCCCATCCGGAGCCAGCGCTTTCTCGATCAGCGTCCAATCCTTCACATCCTGGTGATACGCCGCCGCTTTGGTGTTCACTTTACCCGCATCGGCAAACAGGTTTCTCCGCTCCCGCAGTGCATTGAACTTCGCCCGCAACTGATCGGCTTTCAGCCGCATGGCATTGATTCCCGATTCAGTGCGTTCGATCAGTACCGCATCTACCGGCTCGACTTCTTCCTCTTGAATCGCCTGCAGATCCCGCGCCGCCGCCTCTGATTCGGCCACGGCGGTCATGTCGTTTTGCTGAGTGCGTTTCAACAGCTCTACAGCCTTGCGGGCGTTTGTCAGTTCCAGTGCCAGGTCGCTACGCGCCTTTACGTCGGCCTTCAAGCCTTGCGCCAGCTCCAGCTGGTTGCCTACGATTTTCAGCGCGGTACCGCAGCTTGGACAGTTGCAGCTTTCAGCCGCGAGATCAATGGCGTGAAGGTTCTGCTGCAGGTCGACCAGTTTCGGCTCCCAAGCGGCTAGTTCCTTTTCGGTGGCGTCCAGCTTGGTGAGGCGTCGATCCAAGAGGTTGGCTTTCTGCTCTGCGGCGTGTTGGCGAGTCTGATGGGTACCGTAGGCCAAACGCTTGGCCTCCAGCCCGCCAAGAAAGCTCAGGCCTTTTTCGACCTCGGCGGTGGCGCTGGCGTGTTCGGCCATCACCGCGTCCAGTTCGGCGCTGGTCGGTGCCTTACCTTCCGGAAGCTGAACGCTCCAGCCTTCGGCTTTCTCGTTGCCGTAGTTCTCTCCGGTGAGGGTTTTCCAAGCGCCTCGGGCTTCGGCGGCGTTGGTCTTGGCCTGCTCCTGGGCAGAGGTGAAGCCGCTCAACAGCAGCGGCTTGATGGATTCGACCTTTTTTGTATCAGCACCACGTTCAATCAACCGGTTGGCTATGTCGGCGGGTCGAGCGCTGGAGCGGGTGAGGGCGAACAGCACTTTACGCCGCCCCTTGTCGTCCAGCGCTGCGAACGCGCCGGGGTTGAGAACATAGGGCAGAAACTCGCTACCGGAAATTTGGCTGCGTTCCGCCTTCCCGCCCGGGAGGGTGAAGCTGCTGGCCACGCCGTCGTGCTGCAGAACGATCTGTGCTTTTTTCTGGCCTTCAGTGATGAGCTGGCCGTAATCCTTCTTTAACGCAACTCGTGCTGACTCACCCAGGGCAAGCCCAATCGCCTCTTTGAGGCTGGATTTGCCCGCGCCGTTCGGACCTGCAATCAGTGTGATGGGGGCTGACAGATCAAGGTCGGCATGTGCCACGCCCTGAAAGTTCTCAACGTACAAGTGTTCAAGTCGCATGGCTCACTCCATGTCCGGGTCAAGATCAGTAAGCGTCTTGATGACTGTGTAGATGTTGTCGATCGGCTCGATGGCTTCTGCCTCCAGCGCGATCACCGCCTCGTCGAGCAACATCAGGATCAGGCGGGTAGCGGTGTCGCTGTCTACTGCAAAGCGCGACTGCAACTTGGCAACGTCCAACTTCGTGAAGTGCAGGACAACAGATCGGCAGATATCGCCAAACGTCAGGCCGCTGAATCTCTCCACGCCAAGGTTGAGAAAGTCGCCCTCGATATCGCCGGGCGACGAGCCACCCCAATCAGCGTCTTCCATACTGTGGTCGCCACCATTGAGGTCCAAAGGGTTCTGGTCGGGATCGCCTCTAACCGCTTCCATATCGCCCATGTGTTCGCCCGAGCCACCAATGACGAGCAGACAATCTTTGTCTACGGCATCCTGCAGTTCATGGCGACCGGCGCAGGTTGGGTTGATAACAAACACCGCTTTGATTTTGCTCTTGGTGGTCATCTGTTCGAGCTTACCGACGACTGTGGTGCGTTCCGCGCTGGCGATCATGTGGGTGGCCAGCGTCACGGCAGATTGAACCTGCAAGCTGAGACGCTCTATGACGTCTTCTTGTTTTTGATGATTCAGCTTCTGCCAGCAGTCCGGCAGGATGCGGATCTCCTGAATGAGTCCGGCCAGAATCTTCTCGCCGATGGTGTCGGCGGTCATGCGCAGGAATTCGGGGTTGGCTTGGTTCATGGTGGATTCCTAAAATTGGGCGATACGCTCCAGCGTTGCCTGCTGGTTTTCACTGAGGTGGGTATGAGCGCCATAGCGCTGGAAGTTGGCCCGCATGTTGGCGGTGAAGTTCTCTTCCCAGTCGTTGTTGGCGTGCAACTCGGCAGCGGCCAGGAGCGCAGAGAATTCTTCGACGCGATCAAAGATCTCTTCGATGGTTTGGGTGGGCATGACGGCGTTACTCGAAACTCAGCTCTGAGCTGTCATTCGGCGCTGTTTCAGATTCGGTGGCATCTGTTCCGGAGTTTGGCGTTTTCGTTTCGCTCGCTGTTTCTGGATCAACGTCCAGAATCTCACCGGTGGAGACGTCTACGCTGGGGCTGCTCTGTGCTTCCTTCAGGCTCTCGACACTCACTGTGTAGTTGCCCGAGTCATCTTGCTGGGCGTTATAAACGTCACCCACCTCATCGGTGGTTTGCAGCCCCATGGACAGTTCGGGGGCAAACGCTCTGGTCCACCATGATCCGGCGCGATACATCAGCATCTGCTGGGGCATCGTTTTCCATTTGCTGCCGTTTTTGCCGTACCAGCCTTCGGCCTTGGCAATGGCGATAGTGATGTCAGCTCCGACCAGTTTTTCGTTGGTGGCTTTTTCGATGGCCCATGCCCGGCAGCCCCAAGTGTCCTGACCTTGTTCACCGAAGAAGTCGAAGCGCAATGCTGAGAAGCGCCCGCTGGTATTGACGGTGGCGATCAGGAACTGGCTAGACCATGTTGGTCTGCCATGGACAATGACGAGGTTTTGCATCACCTGCAGCGGGTCAGCGCCTATCCGCTGGGCCATATTCAAGGCGATAACGCAGTTCGAAATGTTGCCTTGATACTCCTTAGGCACCAAGGTCGACGTGGCCAGGAGTTTGGCGCACCGCTGAGCCAATTCAAAACCGTCCAGGTTGGTCATGGATACAGTGAAATTCGGACGCTGCAGGGATTTCGCTACCGCGCTGGTCTGCATGGAAGCAAGTGTGGTGGGTTGATTCATGGAGGACCTCGTTACTCGTGATAGGGGCAAGTCGACCAGCGCGGACAGTATTTGGCGCTGCACAGAAAGCTTTGCGGGTTGGGTGGGAACAAGCCGGTACGGAACATCTCGGCGCCGATCTGGATCAGGCCGGGGAAATCTTCGGTACCGACCATCATCTGTTTGGCATTGCGGATTTCTCCGACGCCGATTTCGGGCGTGCCTCGGGTCTTGAGCCCGATAATGTGCGCGGGCGCGGTGATCGGTTCTCCGGTGGTGTGTTCGTCGAGGATTTCGTAAGTGCCGATCTGCGCCGCGTGGCCTTTGGTTTTCGCCACACCTTTGGAAACAGCAGCGCCTCCGGTCTTTACATCTGCGATGCCTTTGCCGTCACCGGCCTTGCAAATCCGCGCTCGGTCGAGCTGGCCGGTGAGCCGCACAATCACGCCGCCCCCGCAGTCAATGTCCAGCGGGGTGGCGGTGCGTTCTACCGCGATGAATTCATAGCGGGGGCTGACGCTGGTGCAATACTGGGTATGCAGTTTCAGGCCGATGCTTTCGGCCTGCGCCTGGGTCAACTCATCGGTTCGCCAGTCAACTTCATATTCCGGGTTGCGGAGCGTATGCACGAACAGCTCGGCGGTGTCGTAAGGGGATAGTCCTGAGCCGGTGATGCGTGACGAGTCGAACGCTGCAGTGCTGGCGTGGATGGAAGTGCCTAAATGTGCGCGTGGCCCACTGGGTGAATGGTGCCCGAGGATGTGGATCCACTCCCATTTATAGGCGCAGTCGAACAGCGAGCCCCACGAAGAGGCCCGAACAGTTGTGATGGATGACATGGAGTTTCCTCTCCTGAGCGGGTGTCCGAGGAACAGGTTGAATGCAAGTTAGTAGTGGCTTCTTGAAATCACGGCTGTGAGCCCAAATGTAAGGGACTCAGTCATGACAAAGGAGTAGTTCAATGGCTAGCCGCAAAAATGGTCACTTCGTTGGCGCTATCGAAGATTTCAAAACAAAGACCTTCACGGGCGGCGGGGAGCGTGTCCTAGTTGAGCCCACGGGGCTTTACGCGACCTGGGACTGGAAAAAGGTGTTTTTGCACTACACTGGCGATAAGGCGCAGGCGGCTGGTGTACTTCTTGAGTTGCCTAATGATCCCGATACGCTACGGGCGATTGGAATGGGTTTTCTCTCTTTGGCAACGAAACTAGAAGCTGAGTAGCTCATCCCCAATTTGCGGATCAGCTAAGACGTGATCAAGCCGCCGATAATTGGGCCGACCAGGAGGATGATAAAGAGCAGTGCGCCGGTAAGCGCTGAGGTCCGCCAGATCGTGCGCCTTGTTATTCGTTGGTGACTCTTCATGGGGCCACCTTGCAAATCCAACCGCGTTTGCCGCGGTAGGGCATGCGGATAAACTTCACATCCCGCACCAATGAAAAGCCCTGCATTTGCAGGGCTTGGGTGATGCCTTTCAAAGAGCCGGCGACAATGGTCATGAGGCTTTGCTCCTCTCTGATCCATTGAATTCTGCGTACATCTGCGAAATTCGGTTTTCAAACTCACGGTATTCTTCGCGGCTGATTGCGCCGAGTAGCACCGATAAATGTACAACCGATCGAACGGCCCAGCCCGCATTGCGTTGGCCTATGCTCAGTTGAAACTGGACGAATTCATCCTCAATCCAATTCACTGCGGTCTGATGATTGAGATCATTTCTGTTCATGCGGCCCACCTGCTGCGGCGAGGTTGGCTGTCGATCTGTCTCCATAATTCCCTTTCAATCTCATTCGCGTAGCCGTATCCCGCCTCGAGGCATTCCGCCATCGGGACATCTACACGCTTGCCGTGGTCGTCGTAGGTATTGCCAGCTACCACTTTGAACTCAAGCTCTCGACTGCCGTAGTAATCCCAATCGCTGGACCATGTGTTGGGGTTTGGTGGGGTATCTTCGATGTGAATGACTTCCACCTGGAGCACGAACTCCTCGATGATTACTTCGTAAGTCATGGTTGCCTCCAGTGTGGCGCAGATTTGTGAGATAGCGGCTGGCTCATGGGGCCAGCCAGCCAGCGTTGCGTCAGGACACGCTATCCGAGACGTGCTTCTGTTTTTGGTGCTGGATACGCTGATAAACCTCGTCCCGATGTACCGCTACCTCCTGCGGCGCGGCTATCCCGATGCGGACCTGCCTGCCATTGACGCCCAATATCGTTATCACTATGTCGTCATTGATGCGGATGGTTTCGCCTGCGCTACGGGTCAGAATTAACATGGCCTTCTCCTTGGTTGATTTCCCAATACAGCCTGTTGCCAGGCTGCATTGGTGAACGACTGTCACTGCGGGCTGAGTGTGTAATTCTCGATGCCGTATTTAATCGATAACGCCTCGTTAACCTCTTCGAGTGAGTAGGCGATTCCGCCATGGCCGTTAGGCCCTCTGTAGATGTACATTCCATTCTTCAATTCGTAGGTAAAAAACACCGGAGCACTCCATGGTTGGAAAGATTGAGCCGCGTTACGGGGCTGAGGTGTATGTCGGGGATCTCTATGACGTGTGTATCAAGCAGGCTCAGCCGGGTAACGATCATGTAGTTGTCATCCTGGGTCGCGACGAGGTGAAAAGCTTGATTCCGTTGTTGCAAGCAGCCATCAAGCGCTCCGAGGAGCTTGAGCAGGAGGAGGCTGAAAACGAATAGTTCGAATGCTTCGCCGAGCTCAATTTAGAGTTTGGCGAAGCAGTGCCTCCTGCTTAAAGACAGATATATCTTTCTTGCACAGGCCAACGGTCGCGTTCCCGTTGGTGAATTTCCAGGCGCCCGCTAGGGCCATGCCGCTGTACTCGTCACCACGTAGCCTTCCGGCTACGCCCTCCGAATGAGGTTTCCTATGCCCAGCGCCGACATGAGGTCGAATCACTGCATACCGTTGCGCGGTACGTCCGCTGGCTATGCATCGGCCAGCTCGGCGTCCATCAGGTTGTTAAAGAGCGGCGGGCGCTCGGGGTGCCCTTCGCTGCGTTGCGCTGCGGCGATGGGTTAAATGTAAGCGTGCTTCCACCTAAATGCAAGCGCGCTTATGTTTAAGCCGCGAGAAAAAGTAAGTCATGCTTCTTTTTCGTCGACTCATAGGGAGGGGAACAAGCTAATGGGAGCGGGAAGGAGGGGCGAGATTTCCATTTCCTTTGCGAAGCAAATGTTGCGCTTTATCTGCAAAATACGCGCTACGAATATCTGAGTAAGGTGACTTCATGATTTCAGCCCGGCTACGAGCGAAAATGGAGGAGGTTGGAATAGGCGAAAACGAGTTGGGCAGGCGCTCTTGCGTGCCTCAGCCAACTATCAATCGCATCCTATCGGGCGAAAGTGAGAGTCCGCGAAAGCTGACAATAGAGCGATTGGCTCAAGCTTTGGAAATCGCTCCAGATTGGTTGTTATTTGGTACAGGGCTTCCCCCTGATCAGCAGAAAAACCCAAGGCTGGACGATACCTGCGCGGTGCCTTTAATTGATTTCTACTCAGCTACCTACTGGCTCTCTCCCGGGCATGGCAGTGACCGACTTGCGATTCTCGGCCATCTTCGTTGCCCTGTCAGGGTCGGCCCACGTGCGTTTGCATTTCATATGCCCAACGATTCAATGTTTACGATGCAGGCAGGTAAGCTGATAGGTGAAGATTGGTTGGTATTCGTGGACCCAGAGGTCCTCGCCACTCCCGGTGACGTGGTCCTTGCATCAATCTGTGGTCCTGATCCCGTCGTCGGAGTTTTGGTTAAACACGGAAGCCGAACTTATGTGAAGCCCGCCAACGATCGATACCCGCTGGAGGAGGTCGGCAGTTGTAGGGCTGATTGGTACTTGGGGAAGGCTGTCTTCACGGGGTGTGCGATCTAGCTAGGAGGCCCGGAGTAGAGCTGATAAATCCCGGAATGACACGGGATTTATCGTCGTAGCCGCCTTGTTAGCTGGCTCGCGTAGCCTCTGTGGAGGAGGCTGGTGGTCGGGTGCGCCAGGCGGAGAACCTGGCTGATTACGCGATCACTGGGCGGCGATAATACCCGTAGATAACGCCGAAAATCTCATCGCCTTCCTCAAGGTTGATCAGGTCAAATTGACTGTTCAACGGCTTGAGCATGTCCTGGCCACCATCGCGCGTCAGGATTCTGAAAATCGGATTTTTCTTCCCCCGCTGCAGCACCAAGACTGGCGCACCAATAGTCGGCGCACGGTCTGGATCAACGAAGATGATGGTGTTGTGTGGGTAGCTATCTTCGTTCGGGTTCGTGTTACGCATTGCCTCTCCCTCTACCACCAGAGCGAAGCCGCGAGGTCCTACGTTATCTGGGCTTGGCATCATATTCTCCATGCTTTCAGATACAACTGTATCCGATTTGGAGCGTAGCCACGCCGCATCCCACGAAATCAGGGGAACGGATATAAGAGGGATCGGTGTATGTCGGACATCGTTTTGATCCGTATCCAGAGCCCCATCCTGAGCATCTGAACCGGCTGTCATTTCACCTTCACCACTGATCAACCAGTCGACAGTTGTTCCGTACGCCCTGGCAATCGACAGAAGATTTTCGTGGCGGATGCTTCCCGTCCTGCCGCTGAACCATTGGCTCACTGCTGCATAGCTAATGCCACATACACGAGCGAGCGTAGGCCGAATGCTTCGGGCCGGCACATGGTTTGCGATGAGTAACTGCTGGATTCGATCGATAACGTTCATAGCGTCGATACTACAAGCACGCTACAGAAGCATGATTGCTTTGTATATGTAAGCATGCTTATACTCTTGTGAGTCCACAGGAGGTCTTTCATGACTCGTTCTCAAGCTATTAAGTTTTTTGGCGGCAAGGCGGAAATCGCACGGGCATTGGATATTTCCTACGCCGCAGTCCAGCAGTGGGGAGAAGAAATCCCACTGCTACGTCAGCACCAGCTAGAAAAAATCAGCAACGGCGCGCTAAAAGTTAGCGAAACGCGCTCGGTCAATGCTCCAGATCGCTCGGTTGCCTGACCATGGCAGTCCCCCAATTAAGCCCGGAGCAGGTGACAAGGGCTCGCAAGAATTTGCACTTTGTCTTGCAGCGTGTGACATCGATGGGCAACGCGCCCATCGCGCTTGCAATGGGTTGCGACGAAGCAACGATCAGCCGAATGCGCCCTGAAAAATTCGAACAGTTTTCGCAGATCCTGGCAGTGCTGGGATTGAAGGTCGTTCCGTGCGAGATGAGGTGCTTCAACGAACGTGATATCGAGATGTTCATTCATGGCTCGAAACGCTGGATGGAGCATATCCAAGGCGTTGAGCAGCTTGAGGAGAACTGATCGTGGAATGGTTCCGGCTGTACGGCGAGTTTGCCACCGACCCAAAAGTGCAGATGCTCAGTGAAGCGCTACAGCGTCGTTTGGTGATGCTGTTCTGTCTTGAGTGCAGTAACGGCATTGAAACGTTTCATGTAACGGAACGCGAAGCAGCCATAGCGTTTGCGTTGCGTGTTTCAGAAGCGGATATCGCAGACACGAAAGCCGTGTTTTTGGCTAAAGGTTTTATCAATGAAGACTGGACGATTCGCAACTGGAGCACCCGGCAATATGAGTCGGACTCAAGCACAACAAGGGTTAGAGCCTGGAGAGAGAAGAAAAAACTAGAGGCCCAACAGGCCAAACAGGCGCAACAAAGTGAAACGTCACCGAAACGTTCCAGTAACGCCCCAGAACAGAACAGAACAGATACAGAACAGATACCACCACCTAGCGCGCACGAAGCTTTCGATTCGCGAACGAAATTCGCCATGACCCAGGAGTGGGAGCCCAACGAACAATCGTTCGCGGCCGTGCTCACCATGAACGGGTTGGATGGCCACGTCTTCGAGCAAGCCGAGCTTCTCGAATTCAAGTCTTTCTGGATCGCGACCCCCGATGAATACCGCACCCAGGCGAAGTGGGAGCATGCGCTCGCCCAGCACCTGAAACGCGGTTTGCGTCACGACCAAGCTGCCGGGAGAACCAAACATGCAGCGTCCCAATCTGGATCACCGCAAAATACCCAAGACCATCAAGGCCGTGGTTCCCAAGATCGCAACCCAAGACCTAATCGACCGAGCGCCCTCGCTGCTCCAGACCGTGTCCGAGCCGCAATCGCAGAGCGAGACACTGCGCAGAACCTTGCTGGACAAGCTCTGGATCAAGATGGCTGAGATGTACGGACATCGCTGGACGTCGAGTTTCGGCTTAGTGGCTGATTCGGACCACACTTGGGCCAAAGTTCTGAAGGACGTGACCGGCGCTCAGATTGCCAACGGCCTGAACGCGCTGACGGATCGCGCCAGTGAATTTGACTGGCCGCCACCAGCAAACGTTTTTCGCGCGCTGTGCCTGCAGGTCAAAGGCCTGCCGAGCGAGACCGATGCATGGTTTGAGGCGGTACAGGGCAGGTACAGTCACGTCGCTGTGCGCGTCGCTGCCGAGGCTACCAGCACGTTTGACCTCAAAACGGCACAGCCAGACGACAAGACCCTACGTCAACGCTTCGAGCGTAATTACGCCATCGTCATGCGCCGCGCTCAGAACGGCCAGCCGCTGAATGGGCGAATTGCCGATGGCATTTGCCATGACAGCTCGCGTTCACCACAGCAGAAACAACTTGAGTATTCACACCAGGAGGCAATGCGCGTGGTTGCAACCCTTGGCATCCCGATTGACCCAAAGTCAGCCCGTGCGCAGTTGCTTGCAAGTCTCGGTATCCGGAGGGACAAACATGTCTGAGTTTCGACCGATTTCGTTTGTGGTGCCGGGAGAGCCCCAAGGCAAGGGGAGGGCGCGAATCGCCAAGGCTGGCAAGGCCGCAAGACTATATACGCCAGCTAAAACCGTGGCCTATGAAGGCCTAGTTGCATTGGCAGCTCAAGGTGCAATGCGTGGCCGTGGATTGATTCATGGGCCGGTCTTGATCGAGCTGCGCATGCTTCACGCAGTGCCCCAGTCGATGTCAAAAAAACGGAAGGCGTTGGCGCTGTCCGGCGCGATTCCATGCATGAAGAAACCGGATACGGATAACGTCTTGAAAGCAATTTGTGACGCCTGCAACGGCGTGGTGTGGCGTGACGACGTTCAGGCCACTGACGGTATGTTTCGCCGTCGCTGGTCAGAAACACCCGGCGTGCATGTTCGTATCATTCCGCTGATGGGGGAAACAGTATGAATCTCAACTCAGCACGTCAGGCCTGGCATGACAGCTCGTACAACCGATCACGCAGCGGGCTACTCGGGCTTGAGGAGCGTTGCCAGCTTGGTACCGCAATACAGGTCACTGACTGGGGCGTCACAGCGCGGCATGCCGAGCACAGCACCCTTGCCGGCTGGATTCAGTCTGCAATCGCCAAGCTGCATCCGCAGGTGCGTGTCTTTGGCGAGTTCATGTATGCGGCCGAGCGCGACGATGACATTCGGGAAACGGCCGAGGAAGTGATTTGTGGGCTGACCCTGTCCAAAACGCCCCGCATGACCGCAGCGAAGAAGGGGAAGGCGCTCTATGTGGTCAAGGGCGTCATGCACCGCTACCAATACATGCACCAGGGCGGCCAATCGGCCAACCCTGACCCGCTCAGCAAGCCGGAGGTATTCCGGGCTTGGCTGTTTGATCATTACGGGGTGAGGCTCAATTCGGTGCAATGGACGCGGGAGTGGGAAGGGCTGATACAGCTCTGCTTCGAGTGCTGTGAAGACGTGGATCGGATGGCGCTGAGCCCGGTAGCGGCTGTGATTTACCAGATGCGTTCGGCAGCTTAATCGACCGTTTCACGGCCGGATGTTATATGCAGAGGACCAAACTCAACGACGGCACCCTGGGCACGCATGGTGTCAGCAATGCGGTCTAACTCATCGTCGTTCAACGTCAGCAGCGCAGCCATGTAGAAATGCATGTGCTGGCCAAGCGTACGGGGATCGCTACCGCCCGTGTACTTGCGCCATTGGCCGCCCTGCGCAAGACCTGAGAGATCTGCCATTTGCTGGCTGGTGTAATCAAGGTCTTTTTTCAGCTGCGCCAAGCTCTCCGCACTGGGCGGCGAGTAATTTTCAATACGTTTCATTGGATGCTCTGCCCCGGATGACCGGGGCTTGAAAGAAGGTCAGGCCAAGTGCTGGACGATTGAGACCAGAACAAATACACCGAGCGCCATCCCTGCGCCAAGCGCAAACGGCAATAGGGCTTTCTTGGAGGTATCTGGACGCAGTGAGCGTTCGTGCATCTGTGTGTTGAACGCAGCGACTTCGGATCGCAGCTGGTTCAGATCTTCTGACTGGTTGGTACTCATAGCTCATCCTCATGAAGAAGGTAGCGGGACGCCTTGCTAAGCGGCCCTTCGTCTAACTGTGAACTCGATAGGGCGAAAACTCAAGTTCAACATGGAAGTGCCCCGGTTGGCCGGGGCTTGGAATTACTTGGTCAAAAAGCTGAACAGGGCCACCAATGCCGCCACCAGACTTGCTCCAACCGCGAACGGATAAAACATCGCCTCCCTTTTCATTTTTTCTTCTTCAGCGTTGAGCTTGCGGGTTTCGGCCATAAACTTGCGGATCTCAACGCTGAGCTTTTCAAGTTCCAATTCTTCGCGTGTCTCACGATTCATGCTTCGTCCTATCGGGTTTTGGGTCGCGCTTGTTGCGTTTCCCTTGGTGTGCATTATGTACCTTTAGGGTACGCATCTCAACGGTTCGATAGAATTCAGCGCTGTTTTTCGGCTCTTTGATGTGACTAAAAATTACAAAATGCTCCGCTTGACGTTCCCGCTCGGCTGGGGCAGCATATTTCCCACATTACGAAGCTACGCAAGCATTTTGAAAACCCGCCGGTGAGCGGGTTTTTTGTTGATTGTTACTGCCCTTTTCGAGGTGGTTTACGCGAAAGCTCTGCATCATTGATCCAGTCCTGCAGTTGCTTTAGCCCCGGTCCGTCTAGTTGTCTCACTTGTTCACTACTGAAAGGTTCCGCATGCGGACGGCCCGGAGTGCCTGGACGCCCGGGAGTTGGCGCGGTGGCATAGCCAAAAAAACTACCGGCTTCTTGAAGCGTTCCCTTGCCACCTAAAGTGTCTTTGGGCAGGGCAACAATGTTGACGAACTTGAGAGTGATGGTGTTACCGCTTTGAGAAGTCGCTGTAGATGAGACTCCGCCACCGATGGTGGTGCTGGTTGTTACACCTTCCGCGACCGGCCTAGCGAAATCAATTTTCAGGTTTCCATCTTGCTTTGAACTGGCAGTGATATTGAATGTGACTGATCCGTCGGAGGCAATCAGCCCCGTCGTCATATCCCCTTCCGCAGTTTTCAAAGCCTTGAGTCCTTCGCCTAGCTGTGTCATCGCGGTTACAAATGACAACTCCCCGACCTCTGGCTGCTTTTGAAATAACGCACAGCCTGACAGCAGAAGAGCTGCCGCAACAGTCAATAAGCGGTACATATTGTTCTCCTTATTGTTTAGCGCGAAATGCGCTGAGTTAGTTGTAGGAGAAGGCGAGGTCACTAAACTTCTAGGTTAAAATCTTTTTAAGAACGAGTTGCTATTGTTTTCGTGGTTCTAAGTCGCTACATCACTAGCCTCTACAACCATCCTTTTCTCAGCTCCCATTGGGAGGTCGTCGAGATGTCTCCCCATGCCCGAAAAACCAGACACCTGGTCAGCCCTCATTGCATGGGCTGACCAGCACTCCCACGCGCTCTACGCCATCGCACTGTCAGGCGCAGTCGGCGCGTTACGTATCATCTACGGAGGCGGGGCACTGCGGCAGGCGGTGCTTGAGGCATGTCTCTGCGCGCTCATCACAGCCGGGGCGTTCCCGTTGCTGGAGTACTTCGAGTTGCCACAGAACATGGCGGCAGCCGTTGGCGCGTTCGTTGGTGCGTTGGGAATGAAGAAGATCGCCGCCCTGGCTGATCGTTTTTCTGACCTGAAACTGCCGAACCGTAATTCCAATCAATAACCTGCCGACTTCATGAGGCCCGGAAATGGCGTACACAGAATATTCAACGATTACCGCTGATAGCCCCGAAGAGCTGGCAAGCGCCTTGATAGATAGTTTCGGAGACGGCTGGCAGCCCTACGGCGACCCGGTGTGCATCACGCTACAGCAGGTCGGGAAAAGCTTTCGCTTGATGCAGGCTGTCGTCAAAGGAACGCCGGATGGTGGCGGAGAGGGCGGTGGCCCAACCCCGGTCACCTCTGAAGACATAACCGACGCTACTGCGACCGGTAAGGCTGTATTGATCAGTGCCGATGCGGCGGCTGCACGTACTGCGATAGGAGCGGGCACCTCCGACTTTGGTGGTAGTTACACTCAACTCATCGATACACCAAACATTCCAGCGGCTCCCCCGGTCGGTGACGCAGCCAAGCTTCAGGCCGGTACCGATACTGTGGCCAGCTTGTGGTCGGCCAAGATGATCAGCGATGAAATCAAACGCCAGATAGCAGCAATTCCACCACCTTGATGGATTGGTGCCCCGGTTTATTGATGCAAAGCCGCCGCGTGCGGTTTTCTTGTTTGTGGGGTTTATGAAATGGCAGCCGGTAGGCCAAGCAAGTACAAGGCGGAGTACGCCACTCAGGCGCACAAGCTGTGTTTGCTCGGTGCAACTGACGATGAGTTGGCAGACTTTTTCGAGGTGTCGGCGTCCACGCTCAACCTCTGGAAGCTCAGCCACAAGCCTTTTTCGGAGTCCATAAAAAAGGGCAAGGCTGCGGCTGACAGCGAGGTGGCGAGCAAGTTGTTTCACCGGGCGACCGGTTATGAGCATCCCGACCTGGATATTCGTGTGGTCAGCGGCCGTATCGTGCAAACCGAACTGACCAAGCATTACCCGCCTGACACCACCGCTGCGATTTTCTGGCTGAAGAATCGCCAGCCCAAGCAGTGGCGAGACAAGCAGGAGGTTGATCACACCAGCTCGGATGGCAGCATGACCCCGACACGTATTGAATTGGTGGCTTACCATGGTGACGGCGACGATTAAGCTGCCGCCCAAGCTGGTCAAAGTGTTTGCCAGGCCCCGAGGGGCGTTGCGTTATCGCGGTGCCCACGGCGGGCGAGGTTCGGGCAAGTCGTTCAATTTCGCCAAGATGGCGGCGATCTGGGGTGTGGTTGAGCCGTTGCGGATTCTCTGTACGCGAGAGCTGCAAGACTCGATCAAAGAGTCATTCCACGCCGAGCTGAAGAATGCTATCGCTTCTGAGCCATGGCTGGCGGCGGCCTATGACGTAGGCGTCGATTACCTGCGCGGGCGCAACGGTACGGAGTTCATCTTCAAGGGTCTGCGCCACAACATCGGGTCGGTTAAGTCCACGGCCCAGATCGATCTGTGCATTGTTGAGGAAGCCGAAGACGTACCTGAAGCGTCGTGGCAGGCATTAGAGCCGACCATCCGGGCCGACAAGTCTGAGATCTGGGTGATCTGGAATCCCCGGCTGGACGGCAGCCCGGTCGATCAGCGTTTTATAAAGAACCTACCGCCACGCTCGGCCGTCGTCGAGATGAACTACACGGATAACCCGTGGTTCACCCATGTCCTGGAAGAGCAGCGGCAGCACCAGCAGCGCACGCTTGATCCCGAAACCTATAATCACATCTGGAAGGGTTCCTATCTCAAGCAGAGCAAGGCATCGATCTTCACCGGTAGATGGCGGGTCGACAGCTTTACGCCGGGGCCAGACTGGGACGGGCCTTATCACGGGCTGGATTTTGGCTTTGCCAATGATCCAACCGCTGGGGTCAAGTGCTGGGTTCACGACAACACGCTGTACATCGAGCGTGAGGCGGGCAAGGTCGGCTTGGAACTGGACGAAACCGCTGATTACTTGGCTCAACGAATTCCGGGGATCGACCTGCACACCATCCGCGCTGATAACGCCCGGCCGGAGTCCATCAGCTACCTGAAGCGCGCCGACCCGGAGGGCAAGCGCAAGCATCTGCCCAAGATAGTCGCGTGTGAGAAGGGCAAGGGCAGCGTGGAAGATGGCATCGCTCACATCAAGAGTTACACCGAAGTGGTCATCCACACCCGCTGCGTTGAAGTGCAGAACGAGTTCCTGAATTACACCTACAAGGTCGACCGTCTGACGGGCGATGTGCTGCCGATCATCGTCGATGCGTTCAACCACTACATCGACGCCATCCGCTACGCGCTGGAACCACTCATGAAGCGCAAACGCAGTATTTTTAGTTAAAGGTATCGGCATGTGGCCATTCGATCTGTTCAGCCGTAAGGAGAACGCCCAGACATCGCCTGCGAACGCAGCGAGCGTTTTCTCTACCGATTTAGGGCCGCTTGTGACCCGCAAACCCGGCGCTCAGATCCTTCAAGCCGCCTTGCCGACAGCACCCAGCGTTACCATGGACAGCGTCTCACCGATGAAACTCGAATTGGCGGGCACCTTGATTCCCGACGCGCAGTTGGGCTGGTATGCCTCTCAGGGTTTCATCGGTTATGCAACGTGCGCTTTGATTGCTCAGCATTGGCTGGTGGACAAGGCCTGTTCAATGACCGGGCGTGATGCTATCCGCCAAGGCTACGAAATCAATGGCGATAACCCTGAAGCGATTGAGCTGATCAAGAAGGCGGACAAACGCCGGGGCATCAATGCCTTGATGCGTGAGTTCGTGCATATGGGGCGAGTGTTTGGCGTTCGCATTGCGGTGTTCAAGGTTGAAAGCACGGACCCCGAGTTCTATGAAAAGCCGTTCAACCTCGATGGCGTAACGCCGGGCAGCTACAAGGGCATTGCGCAAATTGATCCGTATTGGATTACCCCTGAATTGGATGCCGGCGCGCTGCAGGATCCGGCAAACCTCAAGTTCTATGAGCCCACTTTTTACCGAATCGGCCCCCAGCGTTACCATCGCTCTCATCTGGCGATCTACATCCCGCATCCGGTGGCTGACGTGCTCAAGCCAGGTTATCAGTACGGCGGCGTAAGCGTGCCCCAGCGCATTTACGAGCGAGTTTATGCAGCAGAAAGAACAGCCAACGAAGCGCCGCAGCTGGCGATGACCAAACGGCTGACCACTTTTAAAGTTCCGGATGCCGCATTGGGCAACCCGCAGAAAGTAGCCGAGGTGCTGCAGGGCGTTATCGAAAACCGGGACAACTTTGGCGTCTGGACCATTGGGCCTGATGACACTGTGTCCCAGATTGATACCAGCCTTGCCGATCTGGATGCGGTGATCATGAGCCAGTATCAGTTGGTGGCTGCGATTGCCAACGTTCCAGCGACCAAGCTGCTCGGAACCACGCCTAAGGGTTTCAATGCCACGGGCGATTACGAGGAGGCCAGCTACCGCGAGGAGCTGGAAAGCATACAGGCCAACGACCTGACGCCCTTACTGGAGCGCCACCACGCGCTGGTCATGCGCTCGGACGTTGCGCCGAAACTCAACATAGAGCCAATTCAGACCACCGTGGACTGGCGCGCCTTGGACAGCCCAACCGCCCAGGAGTGGACCACGTTGAACAAGACCAAAGCCGAAACCGACAAGATCCTGTTTGATACCGGAGCCATTGACGGCGTGGACATACGCCGCCGTGTCGCGGCAGACAAAGATTCGGACCATTACGGGCTTGAAGGGGAATTGACTGATGCCGGTGAAACTGACGAAGACGCGTCAGCGCTGGGTCGCAAACCGCCAGACGGCGACGATCAAGGGAACGAGGCTGGCTTACCCGGCAGCGCCAGCGGCGCGGTTTGACGCAGCGTTACAAAGGCTCGTTTCGCAGATGCTCAAGGCCTACCACGCCGATCTGAAAGCTGCACTGAACGAAGGCCCGATCACGCTTGATGCGACGACCGCCACGCTTGCCCGACGTGCGCTAACTGGCCTGCGCGACCGATTCAACCGCATGTTCGCCGCACGCTCCAAGACCATGGTGGATAACCTGTTCGGCCAGATCGACAAAGCCAGTCGGGAAGGACTGAAAAGCTCCCTGCGTGAGTTGTCTGGCGGCGTCACATTGAAAACCCCGGTCATGCCATCCGCCTTACGCGGCTTGATCCAGGCCGCAACCGCCAGCAACGTATCGCTGATCAAGTCCATTCCTGCTGAATTCCACGCAAAGATTGAAGCCGTGGTGCTGCGTTCGATTCAGCCCGGAGGCAACGGCCTGCAGGACGTGTTCGCCGCTTTGAGCAAACAGGAGGGCATCACTCAGCGCCGCGCTCGGTTCATTGCCGAAGATCAGACCCGGAAGGTCACCAGTGCGATGAATTCCGCCCGCATGCAATCGTCTGGCATTCAGGAATTCGAATGGCTGCACTCCAGCGGCGGGGCCGAACCACGGGAGCTTCATTTGCGCCTACACGGCCAGACCTTCCGCTTCGATGATTTGCCGGTGATCGATGAACGAACCGGTGAGCGTGGCTTGCCGGGCCAACTACCTAACTGCAAATGCCAGATGCGCCCCGTATTGACCTTCGGCGGCACATAACTGACGAATCCGTTTCACCCACCCGCTCAGGCGGGTTTTTTATTAAGCGCAGATATGCAGCAGATGCTAACCAGACGCATCACCGACCGTAACGGCTGGCTGGAGGTGCGTGACAACCCGTTAAGCAAGGTCGGGGTATTTCCGTATCTGGGCAGCGAAATCGGTGGCCCGCTCCCACAGCAGATTTATCAGGTTTATCGACCTGCAGAAGAGCTGGCCAGCCCTGAATGCATCGAATCGTTCCGCCTTCTCCCGTTCGTGGACGAGCACGCTTTTCTCGGTAGCGAGGAGGGTGGAGCACTGCCCGCCGAGCGCAAAGGCATTCAGGGAATGATCGGCGAACAGATCCATTTCGATGCGCCTTACCTACGCGGCAATCTGAAGATCGTATCGGAAGCCGCCAAGAACCTTATCGACAACGGAAAGATAGAGCTGTCGGCCGGTTACTTCTGCAAATACGACTTCACCCCCGGTGTTTTCGAGGGCGTCCCTTATGACGCGGTGCAACGCAACATCCGGGGCAATCACCTTGCACTGGTGACAGAGGGCCGCTCCGGTCCCGATGTCGCCGTACAGGACCACATGACATTTACCCTAGATTCAGCGGAGTTATTACCCATGGCTGACGAAACCAATGCGCCTGAGGGCGGGGATAACCTCGCTCAGATCAAGGCACTTCTTGAACAATTGAAACCGCTGCTGGCCAGCCAGGCAGAAGCGAATGCGCTACTGGCCGAAATGGGACTGGCTCCTCCGATTGAGCCGGTTATCGATGCAGAGCCAGACGAGCGGGCACCCGCAAGCGATGAACAGTCCGCTCCTACAGACCCAGAAGCCGCGCCGGTCGCCACCGATGAAGATCACGAATTGAAGACGGCTGACAAAGCGATCCTTAAAGCACTGGACGGCATCGGCAAGCGCCTCTCCAGTCTGGAAAAACGCCAAATGGGCATGGACTCGGCACTGGTCACTAGTATCGCGGACCGTGACGTCCTGGCGGGCAAGCTTTCCGGCTTTGTTGGCACCTTCGACCATGCCCGTATGAGCGTGCAGGGCGTTGCGGAATACGGCGTGACAAAACTTGGCGTCCCGGCTCAGAAAGGTCAGGAGTTGGCCGCGCTGAATGCCTACCTGCACGGGCGCACACCGCCGCATAAAAGTCCCACCGTTGCATTCGATAGCGCAGGCGTAAACCTGCTCGATACCTGGGAGAAGTAAGCCATGCCATTTCCAGCAAGTGTCAAATCCGAACTGATCTCGGGTGTGGTTGGCGAGATTTCCCATGACGGGCCTATGCGTGCGCGCCCGGGCCTGCTCGACAGCGCCGCGCCTGAAAACAACGTTATCGGACGCGCGTTCACTTATGCCGATACGGCTGCAGAAACCATGCGCGCGGGCGGTACCGGCGTCTTCGCGGGCCTGCTGATTCTGCCGAAAACCCACGTGCTGTATGGGCTGGCGGGAGACTCGTTGGCCGATACGCTGACACTGCCAAACGGTACTCAATGCGAGTTCATGGACATGGGCTTTGTCACCGTTTCGCTCGCCACACCCAGCGCGCCCATCGGTGCAGCCGTTGTCTACAACACCGATACCGGCGTGCTGGATTGGGTTGCCGACCCGGAAGTGCCAGGCGATGACAATGCGCTGGTGCCCAATTGCGTGGTGGACCGCCACAACGCTTCCGCCGATACGCCATCGCTGGCGTTCGTCAAACTGACCAACTGAGGAGCCGCCACCGATGCGAACCCCTGAAAGCAATTACATCAGCGGCCGCGATCTGTCCCGGCGCGGCCCGTTAGTGATCAAACCCGAGCACGCCCAGCACTATGCGCAGCTCGCCAAGGTCGGTATCGGCCTGGACGGCATCGCAATGGATTCGGCACTGACCGGCCCCGTTATTGGCGCAGCCGGTACACCGGCGCAATTCCTGCAAAACTGGCTGCCTGGATTGGTACGCCAGATCACCAAAGTGCGGCTAATCGACGAACTTTGTGGCGTGCAAACCTCGGGCAGCTGGGAAGACGAAGAAGTCATTCAAGGCACCATGGAGGCGACCGCTAAAGCCGAGCTTTACGGCGACACCACCAACATCCCGTTCGCCAACTACAAAAGCGGCTACGAGCGCAGGACCATCGTGCGCTTTGAACAGGGCTTCTTTGTATCCAGGTTGGACGAACTGCGCGCAGCAAAGGCCGGTATCAATGAGGCTGCCGAGAAACGTGGGGCTGCCACTGAGTCGCTGGATATCTCACGTAACCGGGTGGGGTTCTACGGTTTCAATGCGCCGGACACGCGGAACTATGGGTTCCTCAATGATCCGTCGTTGCCGGGCTACATCACGCTCCCCACTAATGGCTCTTCGCCCGCATCAGCGGTATGGGCCAGTAAAAACTACCTGCAGATAACCGCTGACATTCGCCGCATGGTGGCCGATCTGATTGTTTCCGGTGGTGGTCACATCGCCAACAAAACCCCCATGACCTTTGCAATACCGCTGGGCCACGGTGAGTTTCTTGGCGTGACGTCGGAGTTTGGCAACTCGGTGCAAGACTGGATCAGCAAAACCTACCCAGCCATGCGCATCATCGAAGTCCCAGAACTGGTCGGCGTCAATGGCGGTGCAAATGGCGCGTACCTGTATGCCGACTCGGTAGATGACGCCAGCAGCGACGATGGTCGTGTGCTTGTTCAGATCGTTCCTGCGCGTTTCCAAGTGGTCGGTACCGAGCAGCGCGCCAAGGGCTATCTGGAAGACTTCACCAACGCCACGGCAGGCGTGATGTTCAAACGGCCGTGGGCGGTGCGCCGGTACACCGGGCTTTAAGCCACAAACAACCAGACACCCGGCCAATGTGCCGAGTTTTCTATTTCAGAAGAGGAAACAGGCTATGGCTATCTACGTCTATTCCACGTTGAGCAATGACCAAAGCTACACCACTTACGTCGATGTCCCAGGCGGTGCGCCACAGAGAGACGCATCGATATTCATCGCGGGCAAAGCCAATGTAGCCAATAAGCATTTGATTACACCCTTGGGTGTGGCAACCGAAGTCACTGCCGAGCAGTTGGCCGAGCTACGCCGCAATGAGGTGTTCCAGCTGCATGAGCGCAACGGCTATCTCAGTGTGTCTGAGGCCAAAGCCGAGCCAGATAAGGTCGCGGCCGGCATGGCCGGGCGTGATGCCTCCGCGCCGCTGGTGGAGCAGGACTTCGAAGAGGGAGAGGCCCCGGTCACTGGCAAGCCTGCAAAAAAGCGCAGGTAGTGCCGATGTTTGATCTGGACACTTTCCGCTCGTTGTACCCGCAGTTCGCCACATCGACTGACGATCAAGTGTTGGACACGTCCGCCCAGGCACAGTGCTTCCTGACTGATCAGGGCTGCGACTGCTCGGCGCACATGTGGTTGCTGATGGTCGCCCACCTGCTGACCCTCGGCAGACAAGCCAGTACTGGCGGGGTTAGCGGGCAAATTACCAGCGCCAGCATCGACAAAGTGAGCGTTTCCTTCGCTGCGCCGCCGAGCGGCAACGATGCCTGGGCATATTGGCTGAGCTTGACACCGTTCGGCGCGCAGCTACGGGCACTGCTGAAACGCTGCACGGCCGGTGGCTTCTATGTCGGTGGTCTGCCGGAGCGGGCTGCTTTCCGTTCGGTGGGCGGCGTGTTTCCAAGAGGAGGCCGGGTATGGCGAAGGTGACCCAGAATCGATCTGGCAGCGAAGCACTGCGCCAGGCTATGCAGGCCATCGCTCACAAACAGGCACGGGCCGGTTTTTTTGAATACGCGAAATACCCCGACGGCACGCCTGTGGCCTACGTCGCTGCAATTCAGGAATTCCACCCCGAGCACGCCCGGCCGTTCATGCGTCCGACCATTGAGGCCCAGCGCAACGCATGGCGCGAGTCGCTGCGCAAAGGCTGCAACGCGGTACTCAACGGCCAGCTAGACGCCAGGGCAATGCTCGAACAGTTCGGGGCCCGGGCGGCATCTGACATCAAGAAAACCATCAGCCAGATAACGGCTCCGCCGCTGGCCAAATCCACCTTGGCAGCTCGCCAATCCCGGAAAAAAACTCCTGGTGTTTCCGCCAAACCGCTAGTGGACACCGGTTTGCTGATCGCCTCGGTCAACAACGATGTGGTGGATACATGAACATACCCGGCGCAAATCTGCTGAGCTTTGCCCTGAGCGTCATCGGCAGTCAGACCGTTACCTGGCATCGGGCAAACGGTCGGATCGAGAATGAACTCGGCCAGTGGATGACGCAGTACGCTCCCGCAGTGGAGGTTGCCGGTAGCTGGCAATCCGTGGACCGGACCAAATACACAGCATTGGGGCTGGATCTGGCCAAAACCTATTACAACTTCTATGCCTCGGTACCGATCGAGGGGATTCAGCGTGAAGTATCGCCGGACCTGCTCGACTTCAAAGGCCGCCGCCATGAAGTGGTCAACGTGCTGGATTGGTCCGCGCAGGATGGCTGGCGCGGGGTCATGGTCGTGGATGTAGGGCCGGTACCATGACTGACAACCAGCTCAAGGTGCTGATTCGGTCGACGCTGCTGGCGATGCTTGAGCGGCAGGGCGTTACGGATCTGCCGGTGCTCGCCGGTTTCCAGCCGACAGGTCAAGGCCGGGCGCGCAAGGGGATCTACTTCTTTCCGGTCGACAACAACCGCTACGGGTGGCAACACCGAAAAGACCGCTACGACGTACCCACTGGAGACCAAATCCACACCGAAACGCAGCACACGCTCTCGCGCTTCCAGGTAGGCGCGTTCGCGCCTGGAGATCCATACGACATCGAAGCGCCCACAGCCGAAGATCTCACTTCTCTGGCCGCCATGCTGATCAGTTCACAGCCATTCATTGAGGCCCTGACCCGCAACAGCGCTGGCCTGCACCGGATCACCAGTATTCGCTGTCCGTTCTTCGAGAACGATCAGGGCCAGCACGAAGCTGCGCCGTCGTTCGACTTCACCGTTTCACACAAACGCATCATCACGCTCACGACGCCGTCAGTCGATGCCGTCGAGCACGCAATAATCCGAGTATGAGGCCCGACCCATGTCGATCTCGATTGACCGCTATGTACAAATCACCTCCGGGGTCGCGGGCGCACAAGCCGTCGCGGAGCGTGAGCTGGTAGGCCTGCGCTTCACCAGTGATCCCCGTGTGCCGGTAGACGCCATGGTTACCATGGAAAAGGGGGATGCTGACCAGTATTTCGGCGCTGCCAGCCCGGAAGCTGCGTATGCAAACCAGTATTTCGGCTACGTCAGCCCCGCACCGGCCAGTCAGGCACAGAAAATCCGCTTTGTCGCCCACGTCACTCAACCCCGCAAGCCGCAGGTTTTCGGGGTCAAAACAGGTAACACTCTCAACGCATTGAAGGCCGTGACGGCGGGATCTTTGATCCTGACACTCGGTGATGCAGAGCGAACGCTGGAGGACATCGATCTATCAGCCGCAGCCACATTTGCAGACGTGGCCACGACCATCGAAGAGACCATTCAAGCCAACACGACAGGCGGCGCGCAGTGGACCGGGGCCGTGGTTGCATATGATCCCGTTGGGGCAATCTTCACCCTCACAGGGGGCACCGCCGTCAATGCACCTGTCACAATTGGATCTACGCCGCTGGCTGATTTGCTCGGCTGGACCCAGGCATCCGCGATTATGTCGCCGGGCAGCGTCGTCCAAACCCACCTTGAGGCCCTGCAGGCCGCCGAGGACATCACTGACAGTTTCGGGTCATTCACCTATCCGAGCATCACCGTTGAGGATGCGATTCCGGTTGCGCAGTACAACGCCGGGCTGAACGTCAAATACATGTTCCTCGTTGGCGTCACCGCCGCCGATGCTCAGAGCTACTACGCAGCATTAAAGAGCTTTGCCTCTGTGGGGCTGGTTTTGAACGGTGTGGTGGGGCAGTACAAAGAGTCGATTCCCTGCGCGATCATGGCCGCGACCAACTACCAGCGCCGCAATGCGACGGTTAACTACATGTACCGGCAGGTATCCGGTATGAGCGCCGATGTCAGCTCGAACGCCGACGCCAATACCTACGACGCCATGCGCATCAGCTACTACGGCGAAACCGCCAGTGCCGGCCAGAAGATCGCATTTTTCCAGCGCGGTTACCTGCAGGGCGGCGCAACCGCTCCGCTGGACATGAACGTCCACGCCAACGAGCAGTGGCTCAAGGCATTCCTGATCGCACGTTTGCTCAGCCTGCAGCTGTCGCTCGGGAAGATCCCGGCCAACAACGACGGACGCGGCGTCGTATTGGGCCAGGTCGTGGAAGGGGCCAACCTCGGTAAATTCAACGGCACCATCAGCATTGGCAAGGAGCTGACCACCGCCCAACAGATCGCGGTCACCCAACTCTCCGGCGACCCGGATGCATGGCGTGACGTCCAGACCAATGGATTCTGGGCTGATGTGAATATCGTGCCGCGCACAGGCGAAAGCGGCGCAACTGAATACGTTGCGCAGTACACCCTGGCTTACAGCAAGAACGACGTTGTGCGCAAAATCGAAGGTTCTCACAACCTCATCTAACAGCATGACCCGGCCGGACCTTCCGGCAATTTTTGAGGCCACACCATGTACGACATCTCCGCCACGGGCCTGGCGCTCAACATCATCGCCAGCAAAACCTTCCCCAACGGCTTTAGTTTCACTGAATTCGCCGACGATGCTGACCCGTTCGATCTGCCTGCCGTGACTACAGCGACCGCAGCCATGAACGTAAACGGCGATCTGGTGGTGTTCAGCTCACCGCAACCCATCATCCCGACTATCAATGCCATACCGGGCAGCGAGGGGGATAACAACCTGCAGATCCTTTTCGAAGCCAACCGCGCTGCCAAGGGTAAGCGGGTCGCGGGGGATGTGGTGACCATCGTTGCGACCTACCCGGACGGGTCCACCCTGACGGTTTCAAACGGCAAGATGACCAGCGGCTTTCCAGGCAAGTCGGTTGCCAGTGCCGGTCGGCAAAAGTCCAAGGCGTATGTGTTTGCCTTCCAAGACATCAGCACCACCCGCGCCACTCAATAAGGAATCACCATGGCTGACCTGATTAAGCCCAAGACTATCCAGGTCAAAGACGTGGATGGTGTTGAACGCAGTTTCATCATTTCAAGGCTTCCCGCTGTGGCCGGGCGCGAAATCCTCGCCAAATACCCGGTCAGCAACATCCCAAAGCTGGGCGAATATCAGGCCAGCGTCGAGGCTATGCGGCTGCTGATGTCACACGTCGCGGTTGAGCTGGATACGGGTGTCTTGCGCCTGAGCACCCAAGCACTGATTGATAACCACGTTCCGGACGGCGAAGCGCTGCTTAGGCTGGAATTCGCGATGCTGGAGTACAACACCAGTTTTTTCGGCAAAGGCGGTCCGTCGGGTTTCTTCGACGGGCTCATCAGGAAGCACCTTCCGTTGATTATCCAAACGCTGATGGATTCTTTGCCGCCATCCTTAGTGCGGGATTTGCGACCCGGACCGAACTCAAAACAACCCTAGATCTTGAAGAGGCCTTCGACCTCTGGGAGATCGTGCAAATCAATCGCTACAACGAATGGCTGGCTATCGAGCACAGCAAAAAACAGAGGCGCTAAATGTCCCTACTCGACACGTTCACCGTGCTGTTCGAAGGCGACACCCGCAGCGTCGAGGTAGGCGCGAAGCAATCTGAAGACGCCGCTGACAAGCTCCTGAAAAAGCTCAAAGACACCGACAAGGTCGCCGGACAAACCGGCCAGTCGTTCGTGGGGTTCGCCACCAAGGCGCTTGGCGCGCTCACGGCCGCGCTGAGCGTTGGCCAGGTGATCAGCAGCACCATCGGCCGTGCCTCCGATATCCACCTGATGAACCAGACTGCAGAATCGATTGGCGTAGCCGTGGACGAAATGGACGCTTTCCGGCGCTCAGTCGAGGACACGGGCGGTTCGGCACAAGGCGCACAGAGCACGCTGGAGAAGATGGCGCAGGCGATGGGTTCGGCCATGACCGACGTCAATTCAAGTCAGGCCAAGACCTTCGCCAATATGGGGATCAGCCTCAAGGACGCGGATGGAAAGGCCAAAGATGCCGTCGCCGGGTTATTAGAGGTGGCGGGAGCCATCGAGGGAATGGACAAAAGTGAGGCGCGTTTCAAGATCCGCAGCCTGGGTATTGAGGACAGTAAGAGCATCGAACTGATCCTCAAGGGCCGTAAGGAAATCGAACAGATGACCAAAGCTCACAAAGAGCAGGGTGTGGTCACCAAGGAGGTGGCGCTGCAGGCGGCACGTCTGGACGACGGAATGAACAAGCTGCGCGGCGGCCTTGATCGAGCCGGTCTGGGGATTACCGATGCGTTGTTACCGGCAATCATCAAGGGCATTGAATGGCTCACGAAGATCGTTGACTGGGCGAACGAGCATCAAAACGTGGTGGTGGGCTTCTTCACCTTCATCGCTGCTGCCGTTGCCGCGTTCTATCTGCCCACCATGGTCTCGGCCGCTGCTGCGACACTGGCGGCAACCTGGCCGATCATCGCGATAGGCGCGGCTGTCGCCGCTGTGGCTGCGCTGTTTGCGCTGGCTTACGACGACATCATGAATTTCATCGATGGCAATGATTCGCTGATCGGCCAGGTATTCGAGAAGTATCCGGCGGTCAAAGAGGTGGTATTCACCATCATTGATGCCTTCAAACAGCTGGGAAGCATCGTTACTGGAATTTGGGACATGATCATCCTCGGCTTTCGTCAGGTGGTCGACTTCGTGAGTACTGGCGTTCGGCAGATCGCAGACGGCATCAGCACGGTTGCCAGTTTCTTCGGGATCGGCAGTGCGCAGGACGAGGAGGCCCCGAAGAACAGACCAGCGTTGCCCAGTGGCAGTGGCCAATCCGCTGAAGACGTTCCGATGGTTCCGGCGCTTGAAGGTCTGCAGCAGGGCCGGCAAGCACTCGCCAGCGCCAATGCCTCTCCGCTGAACTCCACCACCAGCACAGCCATCAGCAATTCAGTGGCGGCCAGCAAGGAAACCAACGTTCAGGTGGGTGAGGTTGTGGTCAATACCCAGGCAACAGACGCGAAGAGTATTGCTGGCGACATCCATGGCGAATTGAGTTCACAGCTCAAGCAGCTTGATTCTGAATTTTCCACCGGGGTAGACCGCTAATGGCTCAGACGGATCTATCGGTGCGCGAGTCGGCGCAAGACCTGGTAGCGATTCTGGATGCGCAGAACTTCCAGCCCTTGTTCCAAACTGCCAACCCAATGCAGGTCAACGTTCGGGAAACGGCAAAGCTGACCACCTTTGCGGTGGAGGACGGTACCCGGCGCACGGATCACCGCGTGATAGACCCCGTAGAAATAAGCCTGCCTCTGTTGCTGGTCCAAGACTCCCGGAATGTCTTCGAAGCATTGCGCCAAGCCTGGCTGGATGGCACAGAATTAGTCGTTCAGACCAAGGTGCGCAGCTATCCGCGCATGATGATTTCCGAAATTCCCCACGACGAAACTCCAGATCAGGGCGAATCGATACCTGTAGCGGTTAGGCTGCTGGAAGTCACCGTGATAACACCGGAATACGGAGAGCTGCCTCCCCGGAAAGTCGCCAATAAAGCCCAGGCAAGCACCACAAAAAAGGGCAACCAGCAGACCACCCAGACGTCCGAGGCAAACCAGAAGAAAGCCAGCTTCCTGCATGGAGTATTCAACCAGTGAGGGATATCCCACTCAGCACCGTTCCCAACCAACAACTGAACGTTACCCTAGATGGCATTCGTTGGACGTTGACCCTCAAGGTCGCGGCTAACGTCATGTTTGCCGACATCGATCGTAATGACGACTCGGTCCTGCTGGGGCAGCGGCTGGTCGCCGGTGCGCCGTTGCTCCCCTATGGATATCTGTCTGGTGATGGCAATTTCTGGTTCTTGACCGAAAACGAGGAAATGCCGTGGTGGGAGCGCTTCGGCATCGACCAGTTGCTGGTCTACGCCTCACCAGGAGAACTCGATGCTTGATTTAAGACGCATCCGGATTGGTATAGAAGTGAACGGCAGGATCAATTACTACGAAGGGCTCAGGGTCAAAGCCAGCGGCACCAAGTATGCCAATCCGCTGCAGAACGATTGCACCGTATCGATCACCGGCCTCAAGCAAGAAACCCGCGACTACCTGCTGACCGAAACCAGTCCGTTCAACGCCAATCGAACACCCAAGCGCCTGATCGTCGAGGTTGGCCGCAGGTCCACCGGCCTGTTCAGGTTGTTCCTGGGCGACATCGAAAGCGCCGAGCCCAGCAGCCCACCCGACATTGAATTGACCATCAAAGCTAAAACCCAGTTAGCGGCAGCCGGCAAGTTGGTAGCCAATGCCGGTGGCTCGTCGACCTCGCTCTCAACCTTGGCGCAAACCGTCGCCAAAGACATGGGGTTATCGTTGGATTTCCAGGCGAAGGATCGCAACATTGCCAGCTACAGCCATACCGGCGCGGCGCTAAAACAGGTCGAAAAACTGCAGGCCGCTGGCGGAGTTTCGGCTTACATCGATGACGACAAACTGGTGGTGAAGGACGTGCTCGCGCCACTGAACGGTCGGATGCGTGTTTTGGGCATGAACTCCGGCATGGTCGGCATACCCAAGGCGACCGAGAAGGGTGCCAAGGTCACCTATCTGATCGATCCCGAAACCGCAATCGGTGGCGGGTTGCGGCTTGATTCCAAACTGAACACCGCCATGAATGGCGATTACGTCATCAATCAGCTGTCATTTGACGCCCAAAGCCACGACGACCCTTTCTTCTACACCGCGCTGATAACCCGACTATGACGCTGCAGAAACCCAATTCCGATCAGGCGAGCGAAGGCAGCCTGGCTGGAGGGCTCAAGGACGCCTTGAATAAGTGGTTAATGGGCGTCGATGACATGTTGCCTGCCCGAGTGATCAGCTACGACGACACAACGAATCGCGCCGTGATTCAGCCCATTGTGATGATCGGGGCAACCGACGGGAGCAAACTATCCCGAGCGCAGGTCGCCAATGTGCCGGTATATCGCTTCGGCGGTGGCGGCTTTTTCATCCGATTTCCGATCAAGAAAGGTGATCTCGGCTGGCTCAAGGCCAATGACCGGGATATCAGTCTGATCATGCAGTCTGGCGGCGGCGAGGAGTGGCCCAACACTCGACGTCTGCATTCGTTTAGCGATGCCATGTTCTTCCCGGACACCTTCAAACAATGGGTAATAGGCGGGGCCAATGCCGATGCGCTGGTGATCCAGACTCTCGATGGTTCGGTGTGCCTTTCACTGCATGCAGGAAAATTTCGTATCGAATCGCCCATGGGCGAGATCATCACCAGCGGTGCCCTGAGCATTGAGGCGGGCGACGTGTCTATCCAGGCCGGAGCCGTCGCGATTGATGCCGGTGCCGTGGCGATCACCAGCGGCACGCTGACCCATAACGGGATCAACGTCGGCGATACCCATATGCACGTCGGCCCACTAAGCGCGCCGCCTGGGCCTGTGACCCCAACCGGACCTCCATTGTGAAAACCTTCAAAACCGACCACACCTACGATCTGGTTTTGGGCAGCAACCATTCGCTGGTGGTGCACAACGACCTGGCTGCCGTCACCCAGTCTGCAGAGGAAAGCATGCGTACCCGTCTGGGTGAAATGATCCATAACGTGGATCAAGGCATACCGTTTGATTCAGTGCTCTGGGGCGGCACTCCCAACGTGGCGCAATTCGAAGCCTCCGGCCGCGCGCGGTTGATGCAGGTTCCTAACGTACTGCAAGTGGCCTCATTCACTGCCCGCATGAGCGGCGAGGTGCTGGGCTACGTCGCAACCATCAAAACCCCTTGGGGCGAGGTAACCCTCAGTGGCTAGTTTCCAATACATCACATCGCAAGGCGTCATCGTTCCAGATACCGCCGACATTCGTGAACAGGTAATTTCCGAATGGAAGGCCGCCTTCGGCCAGGATCTGGACACCAACCCTGAAACCCCGCAAGGGGTCATGATCACCGCAGAAATCGAAACCCGTGATAGCGTGGCCCGCAACAATGCCGATCTCGCCAACCAGATAAACCCGGATCTGGCCGGTGGCGTCTTTCTCGATGCCATCTGGTCACTGACTCGGGGTGGGCGACTGGCAGCAACCCGGTCTGTTGTCACCGGCGTCATTCTGACCGGCCAATCCGGCACGAATATCGAGCAGGGCGCGCAGGCCTCAGTAGACGGTTCCGGCGACATATTTGAACTGGTGGCCACTGTAACCATCGGCGATGATCATCAAGCGTTGGGCACCTTTCGTGCCTTGGACTTCGGACCTATCAAGGCTCCTGCAGGGCAGCTGAAAAATATCGTTTCCGGGGTATTGGGCTGGGAAACCATCACCAATCCTGCTAATGCGGTGGAGGGAAGGCTCAAAGAGTCCGATATCGCAGCAAGGCGTCGGCGTCGCAACACCCTGGCATTGCAGTCCGTAGCATTGTCCGAGGCGATCATTTCCCGGCTGTATGACACCGAGGGCGTGGCGTCTCTGTCGTACAGGGAGAACATCAGCAACGTCCCGGCCGTCATCGATGGCGTCGAGCTGAAGCCTCATAGCATCTATGTTTGCGTCGACGGTGGCAGCGATCTCGACGTGGCTCAAGCATTGCTTGATACCAAAAGCCTCGGTGCTGGCTGGAATGGCAGTGTCAGCATCTCTGTGACCGACGACGCAAGCGGACAGCCTTATCGGGTCGAGTTCGACCGGCCGGAAGTCGTCCCGATATTCATCCGCGTGGCTGCAAGATTCAACAACCTCGACGGTCAGCGGGTCATCCCTGACGCAATCATGACCTACGTTACCGGTGGGCTCGAAGGGGACGCTGGCTTTGTCGTGGGCAACGACGTTTCACCGTTTGAACTGGCAAGTGCAGTGAATCAGGTAGAGCCGCGCATATTCGTCAAGAAGGTCGAGATATCGACTGATGGAGAGGTGTGGGTAAGCGACGTTCTACCGATCAGCATTCAGCAAAAAGCCCAGACTTACCCGAGCTCCATTCAGGTATTTCCCGTATGAGCAGTCGTCGTATTCAGGCCATCCAATGCAGTGTAGATGCGATGAAGGCCCTGCTTTGGCAGTACGACAACGCCCAGAGGCTGAAGACGCTCATTGCCCTGAAACAGCATTGGTATACGGAAAACCTGTGCGAGTTTTGGGCGAACTGGATCCGTGACGTTTTCGACCCGCGCACGGCCAATGACTTCGGCCTGGGCATCTGGGCAAGAATCCTAGATATCTCGCTCGGCGTGGATGTTCCGAGTAGCAGGGAAAAAGAGGCGTTTGGATTTGGTGATGCCCACAGCAACTTCGGCAACGGCAACTTCGCTAGGGCCGAAGCTGGTCAATTGTCACTGACCACAGAGCAAAAAAGGATGGTGATCAGGCTTCGTTATTTCCAGCTGACGAGCCGGGGCACAGTTCCTGAGATAAACGCATTCCTCAAAGAGCTTTTCGGCACGTCCGGGCGGGTGTTTGTCGCCGACCCTTTGGACATGACCATCGCTATTTACTTCTTTTCGTTCGAGCCCGGAAGTGAGTTGGCTTTAATTCTGGAGAAGTATGACTTGCTCCCGCGTCCGGCCACGGTTGGCGCTGAATATGTGGTGCAAGTCAAACCAAGCTGGGGATTCGGCATTCATCATTTAAATTTTATGCATGGCAATTTTGGAGTTTAGTAATGGCGAAGTTTTTCAAATTCCCTTGGGCGACGCAGGGCGACAAAGCTTCGCCACCTGACGCGCTGCAATCTGATGGAAGCTTCAGTTACTTCCAAGGGTATGGTTTTGATTATGAACGCCCAAATACCGATGCCAACTACAAGCCCATCGACCGGGAAGGCATGAATGGGTTATTTCACGATATCACCGAAGCGGTGGGAGAATTGCAACGCCAAGGCGCACCGTCCTTCACACCAGACGCAGCGCCTTACCTAGATGGCTCTATCGTCCGGCATGCAGGAGCAAATTGGCTCAGCAGTGCAGATGACAACAACACTGAGCCTGGGTTGCCCGGATCAAAATGGGCAAATTTCGGCGTCGGTGCGGACGTTGGTGATGTGAAAACAGTCGCGACCGAATCACCGCCCTACGGCTGGTTGAAGTGCAATGGCGAAGAGGTCTCCCGCACTGAATATGCTGCTTTGTATGCTGCTATCGGAACTCGTTTTGGTACTGGGGATGGCACTGATACATTCAATCTGCCGGATCTGCGTGGGGAGTTTGTAAGAGGTTGGGATGATGAGCGGGGGATTGACGCCGACCGCGTGCTCGGGACCGCGCAAGCGGGGCAGAACGCGTCGCACACTCACAACGCTACCGCAGCCACTGCGGGGGGGCACTCACATACAGGTTCGACGGCTGATGCAGGTTCACACCTCCATAGCTTTAGTGCAGATACCGATACCCAAGGTGCTCATACCCATGCAATGCCTCGCGCGATAAACGCCGAAGTCGGCATCGGAGGGCCAAATATCACAACAGCCAACGGCGCAGATGGAGCCACCGCTCAAAGCTTTGGCGCCGGTGATCACCATCATAGCGTCGTCGGTGCAACCGCCCCGGATGGTTTGCATGCACACGCAATGGACCTGGACCCCGCGCCGGATCATACCCATGTGATTACAGTTCAATCGTCAGGTGCGACCGAGGGTAGGCCACGAAACATCGCACTGCTTTATGTGATCAAGTACTGAAACTTCAAGGCGTGAGCATAAGCCTGACCTGATCGAGCTTGACCTTCGGGATAACGCGCTCCGGAGCTTTTGAGTTGAGCGATAAATTGAATACTTGAAAATCAACATCCACAACGCGCTCAGACATTAATTCTAAAGAAGGCAAGATTCGCGATTGGAAGTGCTGATCCAGACCGCACGGTGAACACTTGTCTGTAGGCTTCTCATAGAATCGACCGGCAGACTGGTCGAGGTCAAAACCCACCAGAAACACCTGATTGAAGCCTACGTGATAAGCCAGCTGCAGCGCCAGGTACATGACTGTTCTGGCGTCGAAGAAGCCATGGTCCATATCCTTGCTGAATCCGATATCCCTGCATCGTTTGCTCAGCAGCGAACGCTTCCTCACCAGTGCCGGATTCTTTTTGAAAAGCGCAGCCACTGAGCGCCTCGGAGCTTTCTTCAGTGTATACACGCAACCGCTTGGCTTGGCTCGCAACGCAGAAAGCTGATCGGCCCACAGGGCTACGTTCTCGCTAATCTGCATTGCTGTTGCGAATAGGTCCGGCTGCTGGTTAGCAAAATCCCTATCGGTACACACGTAGAAAAACGGACTGATCCCGGTATTGGCAAACTTTGAGACTGCACCATTCATGGTGATCATTGGGATATCTGCAAAATCACCAAGCGGAATACCTTTTGCAGACGCGCCTGAGGCAATGATGAACACCGGGCCATTCTTCACGCCACGGCAACGGCTGAAGTCATGAGCGATTTGGATGGTTTTTAAGTCGCGATTGCTCGCCACCTGAAGATCTTCAGAGACGTCGATGGGATTGCTGGACATAACATTTCCGCAATTAAAACGATGTGGTGGTAATTAATTAACGCTGGTCTTACATGATCGATGGGGTACCGATACTCGGTATGTAGGACGATTCCGTGTGTCGTGTGGGATGCGTCTGTGCAACCGCTATAAGCAGTCGCCGCTAACGCGCCTGCGAGAATCCCACCGCCTGAAACTAACTAACCTCTGACCCACTGTTGTGGGTAGCTTTATTGGAGAACGAGCCAATGACGCCACCTCGTGGCCTGCGCAATAACAATCCCGGCAACATTGACTACAACCCCCGCAATGCCTGGCAAGGCCAGATCGGGATGGAGGAGGGTACGCCTAGACCACGGTTTGCCCGCTTTGACAGTCCGGAAAATGGCATACGGGCACTGGGCAAACTGCTGCTCAACTATCGCGGCAAGGACGGTATGCCCGATGTCGGCTCCCATGGCATTGATACCGTGCTGGAAACAGTCAACCGTTGGGCACCAGTAAATGAAAATGACACCGTCGCCTACGCCAAAGCGGTGGCCGCTCGCCTGGGCGTAAAGCCAACCGATCGCATCGACATTCAAAACCCGAACGTACTCCGTGAAGTCGTCTTGGGAATCATCGTCCACGAGAACGGCGGCAACCCTTACTCGGCTGCCATCATCGATGAGGGTGTCAGGCGGGCTTTGATATGAGCATTTTGTCCAACGCCTTCGGGCTGCTGGCTGCTGCGCTAGCGCTATACGGTGCATACAACCACGGCGTAACGGTCACAGATGGGAGGTGGAGAGCGAAGTGGGCCGAACATGTTGCCGAAAAGGCCGAGGGCCGGGCACAAGCTGAGATCACCGCCCGCGCAGAAGAACAACGCCGCCAGCTGGTAGCGAACGAGATAGGAAGGTATGCAAGAGAAAAAATCGAAAGCGCGGCGGTGGATGCTGCTGACGCTGATCGCGCTGGCCAGCGGTTGCGCAACGAAGCCAAACAACTGGCAGCCATGTCCAACCAGTGCCCCGGCGATTCCGGAGCTGCCGAGCGAAGCCAGGCAGCCACCCGCGCCGCCATGGTGCTCTCCGACCTGCTCGCAAGGGCTGATCAGAGAGCGGGAGAGTTGGCGGAGGCTTATGACAGGGCGAGGTTAGGAGGATTAATTTGCGAAAGCATGTATGATCAGTAG